CGTAGTACCTACAGACGAACTTGGCAGACCACAAGAGCCTAAAGGACACAATGCAGACGAAACAGGCACTGCATCCGATAGTACCACAGTTGACAGTAGTAGCACACGTATTAGTCCAACCAGTGTACAAGCATATGATGGCTACTTAGTTGGCGACGGATTAGCACCAAACGGACATCCTATTACAATGGGCACTACTTTCCCAACTAGTGCACTAGAAGGTGACTATATACTACGTCTAGACTTTTTACCAAACAGACTGTTTAGATACAGTGGCACACGTTGGGTTAAGGTAGAAGATGATGTACGTAGCAGACTAACACCTGGCACAGGAAATACTCTACGTGATGGATTTATTAACAATAGCAATACAACCACAAGAGACGATAATACTACAACGGATCAACGACAGGCGTTAAGTAGTGCACTAGAGGCTAAGGAAGATTAATGGCACAAACATTTTTCTACGATGAACAAGTAAGACGCTTCCTATTACAGTTTATACGTGCTTTCTCTAACTTCCAAGTTGAGTATGGCAAAGATAGAGATGGCAACACTACACTAGTTACTGTACCAGTTAAATATGGCGATGCAACACGTATGGTCTCTAGTTTAATCAGAGAGAATAGCGAAAACAAGATTGTTCCTACTCCTATGATTAGTTGCTATGTAACAGCAATGGAATATCAACCAGAGCGTAGACAAGAGCCTACATTTGTTGATAAACGTCATATTCGTATGAGAAAATTTGATGAGGATAGCGGGACATATCTTACTACACAAGGAAATGCTTATACAGTTGAGCGACTAATGCCTGTACCATATCAGCTTACAATGAATGTTGATATTTGGACAAGTAATACAACACAGAAATTACAGTTGCTAGAACAGATACTCGTACTGTTCAACCCTGCACTTGAAATACAAAGTACAGACAACTATTTAGATTGGACCAGTCTAAGTTATATTGAACTGACACAAACACAATGGAGTAACCGAGCAGTGCCTGTTGGTGTAGATGAGCAGATTGATATTGCTACGTTAACTTTTGCTGTTCCTATTTGGTTAACGGCGCCTGCTAGAGTTAAGAAGCTAGGCGTTGTACAAAAGATCGTCGCAAGCATCTATGATGAAAGCGGTAGCATCAGCGACGGTGTTATTGATAGAGATATACTGCTTGGTGAGCGTATGAAGTTTACTCCTATGAACTTTGGCATATTGCTTATTGGAAATCAAGTTAGTATATTACACAGGGAAGAAACTGTTACTAATAAAGTTGATTACGATCCTCTAAATGATCCGCCTACTAAAATACCCGCTGATGCAGAAGAAACAAGTTGGCGTGCACTTATAAATCAGTACGGTGAACTACAAGCAGGTATCAGTCAAATACGCTTAGAAGTAGGCACAGGCGAAGTTATAGGTTCAGTTGCATATCATCCAAGTGATGACTATAAATTACTGTTCACTATCAACGAAGATACAAAACCTACTAATAGTATCGACGCTGTTACAAGGATTATCAATCCGCTTAACAATGCACCTGGTGCAGGACTAGCAGCCGCGGCAGCTGGACAAAGATATTTAATTCTAAACGCAATAGGTAGTAATGAGAACTCAGACGGACCAACTGCTTGGGCAGGTAGTAGCGACACTGATCTTATTGCAGGTGCAAACGATATTATCGAATACGATGGCACAAAATGGGAAGTAAAGTTTGACAGTAGTGCCGAGTCGGTTGTACAATATATGACAAATACTCATACTGGCATTCAATACAAGTGGACAGGAACTACCTGGGTCAAGAGTTTTGAAGGCGAGTATAGAGCAGGAGACTGGTCTCTAGTCATATGAACCTTAGCATAGGTACTATTTTCTTCAGCACTAGCACTAAACGCTATCTTTTTTTGTTACGTAACAAAGATAGCCACGGCAATACGTGGGCTTTTGTAGGTGGTAAAGTTGAACTTGGAGAAAGCCCTATTGAGGGATTGACAAGAGAAATAAGAGAAGAAGTAGGCTTCTTACCTAGTATTACAAAAAACATTCCTATTGAAAAGTTTACAAATAAAAACAAACAGTTTGAATATCACACTTTCATAAGTGTAGTAGAAGAAGAGTTCATACCTAAACTTAATAAAGAACACAAAGGATATGCTTGGGTATCTATTGAAGGCTGGCCCAAGCCGTTACATCCTGGGGTGTTTAGTACTTTTAAAATTGAGGAAATTATGGGTAAGATTAAAACTGTAAGCGAGCTATTTGTGGACAGCGCCTAGTTGTCCTAGATTGATATACTGTAACATACCTATAGTTTTTACATTGGGACACCAGTTCCATTCATCTATTAGATGTTCGGCATAATTTGCACGTTCAGGCTGTACATGATAAAACTCTACATCCTCATATAAATCAAATATGTTTCTAAGTTGAATCTTAAGTTTATCATTTAGAGCATTGGGTTGAGTAACAGGCAAGTAGCTTTTTTTCATTTCAGTATATAGATGCTTTGTTGCTTCGTTATAAAAATCAAAACCAATCATAAACACACGTTTATGTCCATCTGCACATGCTAAACGTACTGCGGCCGGCCCAGCATACATTTGTTGCCACTGTGGGTATAAATGAAACAGCCCTGGATGTTTCACAATACACTTTCTAGTGCTATAAACAATATTTTCTTCGCAGTAATCAGTTTTACTGATAGCAGTACAAATTTCTTCATTTGTACATATAAGGAATGTAGGATCAAAGTCTTTGAACAGCATGTTACAACCATAACTTTGTCCAACACTTTTAATACCGTCAGCACCTCCATGCTGCCCGTTAAGTAAATTAAGATTATATTTTAATCTGCTAGGGCCATTACCTATTATGAATGCTGTTTGAGAGTGATCATCGTTTATAATAGTTTTGGGGACCCAAACACTATTTTCTTCTTTGTTAGCATTGCGCCAGTGCAGTGTATCTACTACACGCTCACCTTCATAATCAGCAGTGTAAAATTTAAAAAGAGGCATCAAAGCTAACCTATATTAATCAATACTTCAATTACTCCTGCGTCTTCGCCCTCTTTATCTTGGACTGCTTTTCCGATAATACTTCCTGCTCTAGGATTGCCTTCCTCACGCCATGCTTCTGCATGCCCAGCGGTATCGCTAGTAACCATCATGTCACCTTTTTGAACAGTGCCAACTACTTTGGTAGGAGTTCTACCTAGTAGTGCTACAGGAGGAAACTGAGGATCATCTCTTTCGTCTTTAGGACTGTTCATAACACAATAAGGGGCAGTAGAAACAACACCGGTGACTCGTCTGTCCCATTTGGTTGTGCTTTCAGTAACTTCAGTTTCGCCGCCAAATACGAGGACTGTACCTGGATCATATACAGCATCAGCATGATAACGTTCTGCAACGTCAGCGTACTGTGCTTCTTTAGCATTGGTTTCAAAACCGCCTGCTGTTGACCCGTCATGAATACGAATACTATCATTTTCTGTGTCAATACTGAGTTCACCTAATGCACCTGTAAAAGCATTATTTTGTGCTGCGGTTCCTCGTCTAAATTGTAATACTGTAGGCATAGTTTACTCCTGTCCTATATTTATAATGTTCCTAGATCCAAGCCGGTGCCTGAACTGTCTTGTACGCTACCAACTGGATCACTCATATCAAACACTGTACCTAGGTTAATACCAAACGCATCAGTGCCGCCTGATTCAAAAGGTGTTTCCTGTTCTGTTTGTGCTGCGTTATAACTTAAATCGTAGTTGCCGTCAGCGCCCGGTATAGTTGTAATTGTACTATTTGGATAGCTAGATCCGCCACCACCACCGCCGCTGCCAGCGTCTGCCCAACTAAGTGTGCCACCACCATTGGTGCTTAATACCTGTCCGTCGGTGCCATCTGCATTAGGTAATGTCCAAACAATATTACTACTAACTGAGCTGGCTCCTCTAAACGAAGTATAATTTGAACTGTCACTGTCATAAAATCTTACTTCGTTTTGTGCTAGTAAACCAATGTCTCCATTGACATCTAGCTTGTTACTTGGGGATGTACCAATACCAACGTTGCCACTGCTGTCGATACGCATACGTTCAGAGCCGTTGACATAAATTTGCAACGGATAAGCCTCACGCATGTTCAATCCACCAGCAGTGTCATTGATGAACATCTGCATACCGTCATTAAACGCAGTACCGGCTGTGCTGTTGGTTACTTGTAGCGCCACAGTGCCACTCGCACTGCCGCCTACTACTAACTTTTGGTTGGGTGACGTAGTGCCAATACCGACGTTACCGCTAGAGTCGATACGCATACGCTCTGTGCCGCCTGCATGACTTCCTGATCCTGTGGCAAGAATATAACCACTTACACTATCAATTCTAAACAGTTCAGATGTTGCTGCACCCTGTCCTATAGATGTAAGTGCAGTACCATTGTTAGCAAAGAAATCAATTAGTGCTTTTTCAGTTGAAGTAGCGCCATATGCTTGAATGCCTATAGCAGCTTTGGATGCACTGTCTGGTTGTATTTGTAATTTTCTACTTGGGTTGGCACCAGCACTTATACCAGAACCAATTTGTACGTTACCTGTTCCTTTTGTGCTTAGACCAATACCAATATTAGTATCGCCACCAGCAGCACCGAGTAGGTTAATTTGATTTGCACCAGTAGCAGTGTTTGTAACGGTAAAATAGTTAACAGCAGATGCAGTAGTGGTGAACACAATTTGTTCATTACCATTAGCATCAGCAATGTAACCACCACTTGCAATTTTTGGTGTTGTTAATGTTTTATTGGTAAGTGTTTGTGACCCTGTAAGAGTAGCAACTGTACTGTCAATAGCAATAGCTACTTGATTATCACTTACAGTAGTATCAATACCAGTGCTGCCAGCGAAAGTTAATGTTTGACCTGTAGTAAATGTATCATTGCTACCACTGTCTGCTGCTAGTGTAAAACTACTACTGATGTTATCAATCTGTGTTTGGATGGCACTTGTTACGCCGCTTACATAATTTAGTTCTGTTGCAGTAGCGGTTACGCCATCTAGAATGTTTAGTTCAGCGGTAGTTGCTGTAACACCGTCAAGAATGTTTAGTTCAGCGGTAGTTGCTGTAACACCGTCAAGAATGTTTAGTTCAGCGGCAGTAGCAGTAACTAATGTACCGCCTAATTTTAATCCGTCTGCACTGCCATCATGAGCAGAGATGTCAATGTCATCCCCATTAATCTCCATAATTTTGGTCATGTCCCGTGCAGTGAATCCAGCATCTACACTAGTGGTTTCACTATCCTGTGTAGTGTTCATGGTTACATTAGATTTTTGGCTACTTGATCTAGGAATTACATCAATGTCTACAGTAACAGTTCCATATAAATTTCCGCTGCTAATTTTTTGAATAGCAAATATGAAGCCAGCAGTTGTAGTTTCTTTAGTCCATAATTGAGGTTTAAAGAACGCTGTACCGTTGTGCGTATCAGTATAGGTTATACTCCAATCCAAATCAGGAAGTGTATTTGATCTAAGAGCTACATTGAACTCAATTGTTTGGATACTACCGGCACTCTGAGCTATAATACGACCTGTGACTTGATAGTTTTCACTGCTACCCGCGGGCGTAATTGTTAATATCTTTTGATATTCGTTTTGTGTAAAATAACTACCAGCACTAGCACCAGTGTATATCTGGTTAAACTTCATCATGTTTGAAGTTGTATACTGTTGTTCGGACTGTGTAATCTTTTTAAGTGTTAGGTCAGCATAACTGCTTATGGTAACATCACCACTGGTTGATCCATCTTCACTAGTGTTTATTACTGCAAAACTATCAGTGCTTTCGTCCCAGATAAGTGCAACATTTGCATCGCTGCCTCGTTCTACAACAATACCTACATCCTTATCGTTAGCACTACTTTGACCGCTGTTTAATCTTATAAGAGGGTCTGTGATATTTGTAATATCAAAGTCAATCTGTGCTGCTTTAGGTCGAGTGAATGCCATAGTGTATCCTAAACTTTATACTATTTATTCAAAAAAATAGGGAGGACGAATCCTCCCTATTTTATAAGCCTGTAGTATTATTACATCATTAATGCTAGTACTTCAATAACGCCTTCGCCATCTTCATTTGCCTCAATAGCTTTGCCAATAACTGTGCCAATACTTGGATTTGCCTCTGCACGAGCCATACCATTGCCTGCGCTTACCATTAGATCGCCTGCTGCTACAGGACCTGTTACCTTACAAGGTACACGCCCTGCTAGTGCTAGTGCAACACCTTCCTGCACACTGTTCATCAAGTGTGCTGGATCTGTTGAGATAATACCTGCTACAGTACTGCAACTGTCAGTGTCGCATTCAGCAACCTTTGCATCTCCTACAAAGCATACTACTGTACCTGCTTCAATGTCCTCATCAGAGGCGTACATTTCTGCCAAGTCAGCGTATTGTGCGCTTGTAGCAGTACCATTCATTGTACCTGAAACAATGTTAAGTCCACTTGCGTTAATTGTAACACGCTCTGTACCTGCTGTATCAAAGCGGATTACATCTTCGTCACTTGTCTCTTCAACTTGGATCTGTGTATCACCGTCAACGTCAGCTAGTGCGTTAATTGTGTTAGTAGTAGTAAACTTACGTACCTCAATTAAGTCACCGCTTGCTGGTGCTGATGTAAATGTAAGTGTAGTACCTGAAATACCATAAACAGTTGTTGGCTCTTGGACAACACCGTTTAGTGTAACAAATACACCAGCAACAGTATAACTATCCGAACCACTTAGTGCTGAAAGTGTAAACGCTACAGTCGAATTATCACCGTTAAATGTTTGTGATGTAGCAACTGTAAACGATGTACTAATTGATTCCCAACTGTCTGAATCATGGTATTCAATGCCGCCTACTGTTGAGTTATAACGCAACATACCTGTTACACCTGTTGGACGTTGTGCTGTAGTACCAACTGGAACAATCATTGCGCCGGTGTCGTTTACGTGTAATATTGCGTTAGCATTTGGTGCACCACCAATACCAACGTTATCACCACTTGCGTCAACTGTTAGTAGTGCTGTGTTTGTATCACCTTCTACGACAAAGTCAACGTTTGCGCCGGCTTCGTTAACACGAATTGAGCTAGTTGCTAAACCATCAATAGCAAGGATGCCTGTACCGTTTGTAATAGTTGTGTTTGTACCATCGTGGTTGATAGTAAAGTCATTACCTGTACCAACTCTAAGTGAGCCAGCGTCTGCAATGTCAACGTTGCTTGATGCTGTAATAGTACCTGTAACAGCTAGTGTTGAACCATTGAATGTTAAGTTACCGCTATCTTCTAGTTCACCGCTAGTTCCTGCTAGTACTACACGACCACTTGTAAGATCGCTTATTGCTGCACTTGACAATGTAGCTGCACCTGAACTCAATGTACCAGTTGTAGCAACGTTACCTGAGGTATCAGCAACAGTAAATGCGCCATCAACATCAATGCCACCGTCTAGACTTGCTAGCCCACTAACGTTCACAACACCAAGTGTTGAAGTACCATCAACTGTTAATGTACCGTTTGTACTTACGTTACCGTCCATTGCGATATCAAGACCAGTAGCACCATAACCACCACCAACTTCAAAGGTTGTACCATCGAATGTTAGGTTTGCGTCATCTTCGAGTTCGCCACTTGCGCCTGCAATAACGATTCTGTTATCAGTTAGGTCACTAACTTGTGCGCTTGAAAGAGTTGCTGCTCCTGAACTTAGTGTACCAGTTGTAGCAACGTTACCGCTTGTGTCTGCAACAGTAAATGCTCCGTCTACATCAATACCACCATCTAGTGAGGCAAGTCCTGAAACATTAACTACACCAAGTGTTGAAGTGCCGTCAACTGTTAATGTACCATTGGTGCTAACATTACCATCCATAGCAATGTCAAGACCAGTTGAGCCATAACCGCCACCCACTTCAAAAGTAGTACCGTCAAATGTTAGGTTAGCATCGTCTTCTAGCTCACCGCTAGCACCTGCAATAACGATTCTGTTATCGGTTAGGTCACTAACTTGTGCACTTGACAATGTAGCTGCACCTGAACTTAGTGTACCAGTGGTTGCTACGTTACCTGATGTGTCTGCTACGGTAAATGCTCCGTCTACATCAATACCACCATCTAGTGAGGCAAGTCCACTTGCGTTAATAACACCAAGTGTTGAAGTACCATCAACTGTTAGTGCTCCATTAGCTTGGATAGCACCTGCTGCACTAATTGTTACACCAGTTGAGCCGTATCCACCGCCTACTGTTGCATCGTTTAGTGTTGCTGTACCGCTTGTACTAATTGTGCTTACTGTAATACCAGCATCTGTATATGTGATATCACCAGTTGCACTTGCTACGGCTGTAGTTGTACCAAAAGCGAACTTATCAGCTGATTCGTCCCAAATAAACAATGCGTTATCACCAGTGGAACCACGTTCCATAATAATACCCATATCATTTGCGTTCGAACCTGCCCCAGTGTTAAGTTCAATAAGTGTATCTTCAACTACTGTGTTTGTTGAACTTAGTGTAGTAGTTGTACCATTAACAACCAAGTTGCCTGTAACTGTAAGTACACCACCGATGGTAACATCGTCTGGTAAACCAATAGTAACGATTGGGCCACTGCCGCCTGTTGTGACTGCGGCTGTTGTTTCATTTGCTGTAGCAGTAAATGTAATTGTATCACCGAGGATAAATGTATCACTTGCACTTCCATCAGTAATAGTAGTATTGGTACCTGATGTTTGTGAGTCAACATATGCTTTTGTTGCTGCATCCTGTGCACTTGTTGGGTCTGTAACATTAACAATCTTACTTGTATCAACATTAATAGTACCTGAACCTTTTGGACTTAGTACTAGGTTAATATTTGTATCACTACCTGTTGTGGTAATAGTTGGATGACCGCTTGCTGCTGCGTTTGCATAAGTAATTTCATTAACTGCACTTGCTGTTGTTGTAAAGATAATAAGTTCGTTACCGTTAGCATCAGCAATAAAGCCGCCGTCTGCAATTTTTGGTGCTGTTAGTGTCTTGTTAGTTAGAGTAACAGTGTTTGTTAGAGTTGCAAAACTATCATCACTTAGAGCAGTATTAAACTCTGCTGTAGTACCTGTTAGTGTACCCTCGCTAAGATCAAGTGTTAGTGTATTGCTATCACTATTGATTGTCTTGTTTGTAAGTGTATCTGTTGTTGCTTTACCAACTAATGTATCTGTAGCAGCAGGCAATGTAAGTGTTACATCTGCTGTACTTGCAGGACCAATAAGTGTTACTGCATTTGAACCATTGTCACTGTCCTCAAAAAACTTAACAAAACCTGCGCTGGTAGCACCATTCTTGATGTCCATACCTGCGTCTATTGTTGGTGTGGTAAGTGTCTTATTAGTTAATGTAACAGTGTTTGTTAGAGTTGCAAAACTATCATCACTTAATGCGGAGTTAAATTCTGCTGTTGTACCTGTTAGTGTGCCTTCACTGAGATCAAGTGTTAGTGTATTGCTATCACTATTGATTGTCTTGTTTGTAAGTGTCTTTGTACTTGCTGATAAAAATGTATCTAGTGTAGCAACACTGGTTTGTTTCATAGTGCCACCATCATTAGTTACAAGACCGTCGCCACTAGCAAAAGCATCAGTGCCTACACTTGTGTCACCATCCATAATGTTGAGTTCAGCTGCTGTTGCTGTAATGCTTGAGCCACCAATTTGTAGTGTAGTAGCATTAACTTCACCACTGCCACCATAAATTACGGCCTTGCTGTTAACAATCGTACCAGCTACTGATGTGTCAAGTAGGTTAAGTTCAGCCGCCGTACTTGTTAATGTTGTTGTACCATCATTAAGTGAAGCATATACTATTGCGTTAGCGTGAAAGCCTGCGTATGCACTAATTGCAAGGTTTCCAGCAGTATCGCCGTCTTCTGCCCCCACATCAGCAACAATAAATTCATCTGCGCTTTCGTCCCACACAAATGCAACGTTATTTGAATCACCTCTATCAATAAGTAGTCCTGAATCCTCAGTTGGTGAGCCAGTTGTGCCTTGAGCAAGAGTAATAAGTGCGTCATCAACCCTTGTATTTGTTGTTGCAACAGCAACAGTTGTGCCGCTAACTGTTAGATTGCCACTAACTGTTAAATCACTACCATAAGTTAAGTTATTAGCTAACTTTCCTCCAGAAACAGCTAGGTTAGCAATTTTTGCTTCGGTAACTGCACTGTCAGTTAATTGGTTAGTTTTAATTCGTGTTAATGCCATAGTTTAGAATTCCTCCAGATACGTCATATCTTAGAGATATTTATGCTATCCTAGCATTTTATAATGCACTCATAGAAATAGTACGCAAGAAGTTTAGTTTAATTTCTACGTTTTATAAAGGGTTGGGGGGATTTGTTGTAGTAGTTAACTACACGTTTATTTATCAGATTAGGTTGGCCCAGCTGCCGTTTTCGTAACCTTGAAATTTGTTATCTGTTGTGTTGTATATAAGCATACCGTTAGCTGCTGATAGGGCATTCCGTTGTGTAGTGGTCATACTTGCTAATTGTACAGCCGTACTAAATGCTGTTTTAGTACTAGTCATAGTTGCTACTTGTGTGCCAGCAGCATCAAAACGTATGGTATCATCGTCAGTGCCTTCTTCTAGCTGTATTTTAGTATCAAGATCAGCATCCTGTAGTTTTGCAACATCAACTGTGGCGCCACTAAAGAAGTTTCTAGTTTGTATAGAGTCTCCCGTAGCAGGCGCTTCACTAAACGTTAGTGTTGTGCCGCTAACTGAATAAGTGTCTGTTTCCTGAACAACACCGTTAACACTTACGATCAATGATGCTACAGATGCGGTTGATGTTAGGCTAAACGTTGTATCACTATCATCTCCTGCAAATTCATCTAATACAATACTACTGCCGCCCGCTCCAACATTTGTCCAAGCTGACCCGTTATACACCTCAACCACATTTGAACCACTATTAAACCGTAGCATTCCAGCTTGGCCAGTGGGTCGTTGTCCAGTTGTGCCAACCGGAACAATTAAGCCACTAGTGGCATCTATAGCAACGTATCCTGTGCCTGCAGGCTCAATAATAATTTCTTCGTTGGTATTCGTTGTTTGTATACGGTTATCAGTAAAAGTAAATGCACCTGTGTCACCACCTACTCCATAATCTCCAATATATCGGGCGCCTTCTACATATACACTGTTCCCACTAAAACTTTTACCATTTGGCAAGTTTGTACCGATGAAGTTAAGTACACCTGATTCATAGTCAAAGAACCATTCATCATCGTTGCCACTGCCTGTAACAAATACTTTGTTACCAATTACAGCAGCGCCTGCTGCATCACCACTGGTGTGGATGTATATACTAACAATATATGTACTACCAAATTGAGGAGGGATCCAACCGGTTAGTCCTGTTTTCCAGGTTCTACTTGTAGTAGCAGTATTATCTTCTGTTGTTTCTACAACATTAGCACCAGTATAAACTTGCACAATGCTGCTTGTACTACTAGGTCTTACTGCTGGAATTTGATCTGATTGTTGCCAAACTCTGTCACCGCGTATGAGTAGCGGACTTGGAATCGCTTCGTTAGGAGCAAGTTTGTTAGCGTTGGTGTCAGTTTTAGTTGCACCATAACCAATTTTCTTAAAGAGATAGTCAATTTTTTGGTTGTCAGTAATAGCCATTACGCAGCAACTCCTATACTAAGAGCAGTTATGCTTTGTCCACTTGTTAGTGCAATACGCACCAAGCAAACGTTTCCTGTTGCATTACTGAGGTTTGCAGTACCCAGTGTCATTGTATATCCACCACTTAAACTGCTGCCTGTTGGGATAACGTCAGCGCCAGTAAATGCACCACCGTTTGATCCATTTCCGCCGTTACCTGTATCACTGCCTGGCAAGCCTACACCGTTATACTGTGTGGTTGCTTCAATCCATCCGTTAAGTCCACTACTGTCATCCATTGTAGTACCAGGTGCAGCATACCAACATCCTGCAATACCACTTGAACTTGTAATATTAATATCAAAGTTTGCAGTAGTTGTTCTTCTCCAAGCAAATGTAAAATATTGTGTGCCTGTGTCACCGCTACGATCTGGACCTGCAGGCAAGAAACCACTACTGTAATCTGTTACATCATGTTTAAGCACGCCCAATCTGATGGTTGCTTCTTTTGTACCGCTAACGCCTGGATCTGCACTTTCAGTGTATGGGCTGTTTGTGTAAAAGTTTGTTGCACTGTTGTAACTTGGTGTATCTGTTGTTGCTGCGCTAAAGTCAAATACACGCACAGCATCATCATCAAAGCCTGCGCCTAAACTATCACTTACTGCAATAGCAATCTCACTGATGCCGCTTTGCGCCGCAGTGTGTACTTGCAACTTAGTTGACAGTTCACTGTATGAACTAATACCGTTTACATTTCTTGCTCTTGCTTTGATAGTTTCAACTGTGCGTACACTGCTACTTGTAATAGGAACACTCAAATCCCCAATAGCATAAGCACTGCTTGTGCCAGTGTTTACTTTTGGCGTACCACTATCTAGCATAGTTGTTGCACCATCAATGTCACTGTAACTGTAGTCGTTTGCATTACTTGCTGCACTGCTTGTGCCTTCAGCATTTGTGCCGCTGTCTACTTCAACAATATTTGTTTGGTTTGTGTATGCTTGTCCAACAAGATCATTAATGGTCATTCCTGTAATGTTTACAGTTGGACTACCTGTGTTATAGTAAGGTATACCACTAACATACCTAAATGTTCCATTGGTGCCTGCACTTAATGACCCCACCGTTCCGAATGTTGGTGTTGCAGTCAAATCATCTTTAAGCAAATGAACATAGTTTGTGTTGCCTGTGGTAGTATGTGTTAGACGTTGCGCACTAAGACCTGTGCTATATCCACTAAGTGCTTTTGTAATTTTAGCACTTGCTACTAGGTACAATCTCTGAGGGTAACTGCTTACTACTTGATCATAGTCAACATTGCTACTTACAACAAGACTAGTAAACGTTCCTGTCTCACCTTCACTTGCAGTAAATGCTTTTGTGCCATCATCACTTGCATTAATTTCTGCAGCGAGTGTTCCTGTTGCACCGTTATAAAAATTGCTTGCTGTACTTGTATCAATTGTGCCGCTGGTATAGCGTCTTGCAGTTGTTGTGTTTAAGTCAGCTGCAACGCTTAAGGTAGTTGCACTGCTAGTATTGTCTGTAAAACCATGTGCTAGTCTTGGCAGTGTGCCCTGCGCACTATCGCTTAGTGTAATACTCTTAGCACTCAAACTTGCCGGTGCTGCAGGTGTTGCTTTTAAATTAAATGTAATACCTGTGTCTACATCTGTTTGCGCAGTGAGATCAGGTGTGCCATTTGCAGTAAAGCTCAAGTTATAGTTTGCTGTGCCTTCTCCTGCATAATCATGGTCAAGTGTTGCACCGATACTACCAGGCGAACTGCCATCTTCTGTGACAGTGTCATTGCTGCTTGAATCATCCCAATCATATACATAGTCATCTGCATTTTGACTTGTGTTTGTTACACGCACTATAGCACGGTTTACACTGTCCAAGTCAGTAAAATCGTAAATTGTAAATGCATTATCACCACTGCCGGTGTTGACTGTGACTGCGGTACCAGCAATGTTTGCTCTAACATCTGGCTCAACGTGTACTGTAAATGTGCTACTAATAAATGGGCTGCTTGTGTGATTACTAATTACACGCAAGTTTCCAGTAAAGTCTTGTGCATTGCCGTTTGCCTGGTCACTGCTAGTTAATGCATAGGTGTGACTAAGTGCAACGTTTCTGTCACCTGCCGAGCCGCTGCCAGCGTTTACGTTTACATTACTTGTACCGTCACCAAATTGGTACTGATATGTTATGCCATATGTTGCCTGGCTACCCACACCTGCTTCTGTTGTATTTGTAATTGCAACAACATGTCCGCTTGTAGATTCTTCATTTACGCCACTGTCATCATCTAATGTTACACTGGGTGTATGTGTGTCATAAATTTCAAATGTGTCTGTGGTGTTTATTGGTATGACTGCAGGATCGGCAGTACTCATTGTATCAAGTGTTAGCCTAACAGTAAATTGCTGTTCAGTTTCTGTTGCAGTATCAAAAGTGTGTGCTATTCTAGCACCAGATTGACTACCTGCATCTGTGTCATTGCCAATTACATCATCGCTTTGAGTATCGCCCCAATCCCAGGTCCATTGTATTGTTGCGCCGGCAATATCAGTATTTGTACTGTTATTCTGGAAGTAAATTGTTGCCCCATCATCCCAACTTGTAATAGCACTGCCGCCTGAACTTGCTGCATATGCTTCAAACGCTACAGTAGGATTTGGAGTGTATACTGCGATATAATCTGTTCTTGTAAAACTAGCACTACTACCTGCGCCACTGCCACTTGTATTACTTGCTGTAACTGTAATGCTGTGCGGACTGTCTGCAAAGTTTGTATATGTGTGAGTTGGAGTTGTACTTGAAGTTGTGTCATTACTAGAGCCATCGCCCCAGTCAATAACAAACTGGTTTGCATTTCCTACTGCGGTGATAGTAAGTGTTGCTAAAAATCCACTACCGCCTGCAGTAACATCTGATACAAAAGATACACTTTTAACAAATGTGTCGTTTCTGATATTCTCTGTAACTTCATTTAAATCATCAATAGCATCAGTTACTTTGGTGGTTGTAAGGAATCCTTGAAAAGCACCATCTGTAGTTAGACTGCTATCGGTAGGAGTGCCTAGTGTAATTTGCATACCAGTGCTAATACCGCTGCCGGCAACCTGTGCGTCTACATATGCTTTAATACTTTGTTGCGTGGATAGTGCAGTTGCACTATCACTGTTTAGATCATCTTCGTCTAGTATACTGCTTGCTGCTACACCACTTTGTAGTGTAATACTACCATCAATAGTAGTGTTTGCAATAATATCAACAACACCTGTGCCGTTTGCATCCAGTGTAAGGTCTGCGTTACTTACAGAACTTTCAATTTTGTTGCCAGCAATTGTAATTTGATCGAGAGTAAGCGTACCGCTGGAAATAGCAGTATCACCTATGACATTTAATGTGCTTGAAGGACTTGCGGTTCCAATGCCAATACGACCATTGGAGTAATCAACTACGAGTGTATCGGTGTTAAATGTGAGATCACTATCTCGTTCTAGATTCGCTCTTAAGGCGTTACCACCTATACGACTTATAGCCATAATCAGTTTATCTCCGCTATCTTGCGCTCACCTATTAACGTCCAAGGTGACAGGGTTTGTATGATTATTTATACTTTAGTGTGTGGTGCTATCAAACCCATGGATGACAGTTATAGTTTCACTGCCAGCGGGGGGACTAGTAAATGTAATAGTTGTGCCACTAACTGTGTATGCACTTGCTGGATTCTGATAAACATTACCAACTGCAACAATTACACGTTGTTCCTGATCACTTGCTACACTAGTGCTCATTGTAAATGCGGTAGTAGAGCCATCGCCAGTAAAACTATCCTGTGTAATAGCAATATTACCTTCTTTACTAAACTGAGTAAAGGCGCTACCATCAAAATATTCCATCTTATTTGTGTCTGTATTAAAACGCAAATCTCCAGCCTTGCTTGCGGATGGTCTAGAAGCAGTAGTGCCGGCTGGTATTTCTACGGCGGCAGTATCCGAACTTTTTATCGTATCACCGCCGTCATTTCTGCCTTTTGTCTTTACAAAGCCAGCCATTAGATAGTCACCGAACTAACTGTACCATATACGCTTGATGCATTGCTAGCAACGCACTGGATAGTGTCACCATTATCTAATACAATTTTTTCCAAGTTAATAACATATGTATCACCACCATCAATACTGATTTGTTTAACTATTTTATTTGTTGCGCTTGCACTACCGCCACTCTGTACTACATGAACATCTAGTGTCCTTGAAGCGGCATTATCATTCATAAAAAATAAACAAGTAAGAGCTGTTTGTCCTGAGCTTGTATATACCGTTGTTGCACTAGTGCCTATTGCGCCTGCTTGTGTTATTGCCATATTCCAGTTCCTTTAAAAAATTAATCCGTAAACAATTGCTTTTGATTTGCTTACCAGTTCATCAGATGTGGTATCATCTACAAAAAATATGCCAGTTCCGCCGCCGGCGGCTGTGTTAGCATATATTAATGTGGCGCCGGATACACTGCTTGGGGCACTCTGATCTGTTAATTGTATTGGTGAACCTATTTGTAATGTTCCTAATCCATTTGGAGCAATAATAACATTAGCATTACTCGTTGTGACTATACTTTGTCCATTAGTATCCAAGTTGCCGCCAAGTTGTGGTGTAGTATCGTCTACTACTTCTGTTAACCCTGTGCTACTGGAAACAATTAAATTAGGATAACTACCGCCGCCATCTGTACTAATTTTAAATTTATCGTCATTCTCATCAAATACAAGCAATGCGTTGTCGGCAGATCCTCGATCGAATTCAAGTCCAGCGTATCTACCAGTAACACCTGAACCAGATTCGCCATCGTTAAGTTTGATTACTCTATCTGAAATTTCAGTGTTTGTAGTAGTAATTGTCGTAGTCGTACCTTGGATAGTTAGATTGCCAACAACTGTTGTATCTGACGCAATGGTAAGACTGCCACTTGGAGCAATGCTCAAATTACCCTGAACTCTATGTACACGACTCATTAATAGATCCTATCTTTAACTTATAACTTATTTATCAATACATATAAATGTCTCAAACTCCGATTTTGACATTATGCTAAAGTTTGTTAGTTTTTTCCACTTATCAGGAGTAAATCCGTTTAACGGGTTAACATGTATAAATCGTATATTTGTGTAAACTTCTGATATATGCACTATCTGATCTACCCAGTTTCCATAGAAGGTAGGGGCATCTGTGGCTTTTTTGTAATTTTCTGTGCCTGCATATATGTTGTTTATAACCCCTGTATCAGTTTCAAGATCCATTCCGATAAGAAAGATGTAAGCATGGCCTCGTGTTGCTGCCACGGCGGCGGCGTTTGGGCCACTACTATATCCTTGCCAGCGTTTATCCAGTGGGAGACTCAGATTATTTGTATACTGAGGTCTAGTATAATGCTCAGAATAACCACTGCTGGATCGATGCTGTTGTATTTCAGCTGTCATGCCCTGATCAACGCTAACTAAAATATCCACATGTGGATCTGTATACATTCTATTACAAGCATACACTGTGCCCAGGGGCTGTAAATCCTGAGTTTTTACTTGTAGTCGTGTTCGGCCATTACCCAATACAAACCCAAATTCAATCATAGTTTATAATAACACTCCGCTTTTTTTCAGTCAACAAAAAGGGGAAGCATTTCTGCTTCCCCGATCTGTTTTTGAGCAACTGCTCGAGTTAAATTAGCTTATGCAAAGCTAATATTTGACATGGCGATCTCGCCCACGTAGTCACCAGCATTACCTAGTGAACTTGCAGTGTTACTCAACTCTACGTAGCCGTAACGAGTCATAAAGCTAACAACTGGCTCAAATGTACTTGGATCAAGTACTGTACCTGAGCTCATAAGTGGAACATATGGGCAATAGAATGCTGCGGCATCTGTTTCACTTGAACCCTTGTATCCAACTAGAACAGCAGTTGAATCTGCTGCATAGCTATCTACATAGATACGCATTGCACCGTTAAGTGTACCAACGAACTTGGTGTTTGTTGGTGCTTCAAAAGTACCTTCAGTTGTACGAGCAAAAGCACTTGTGCTTGCACTCTGTAGAACTGTTAGTGCTTCTGGGCTAACGACTGCAAAGTTACCTGCGCCACGACGTGTACGCTGAGCAATTTTGTTTGCAACGCGGTTGACTAGAACTGCAAGAGCTGCATGCTCGTCACCAACATATGTTGCTGTACCACTAACTGCGGCCTGGTTAAAAGTCTCTTCTGTTGCTGCTAGTGAGCGAAGTGAACCTAGAACCTCTTGGTCGATTTCAGCGGTAATTTCTTGTGCTAGGGCAGCCATAATTTCTGCCTCAACATCGATACCGTGCATGGACTGTGCGTCCTGTGCGGCTTCAAATGTCCAGCGAGCCTGCAACTTACGTGTCTTGGCTTCTACTGGTTGCTTCAAGATTTGGATTGAGATCTGGTTACCACCGTCACCTTCCATACTAGCAGTAGCACCTGCACGACCTGTTGTGCTTGTTGCACTGGTTGTGCCGGAATATGCTGTTGCAATCTTGAATGGACTTAGTGCTTCATCACCAGCTACTGTATCTGTATCGAATGGTGAGCTAGCTGTTGAAGTAACAGTCTCAGCATAACGAACACGTAGAGTGTGAATCTGGCCAACTGGGCCCTGCATTGGTTGAACACCAACGATTTCGTTGGCGATAACTGTTGGCATAACACGGCGGATAACTGGTAGGATAACACGGTTAAGTGTTGCTACGTTTCCGCTTGCTGTTGCGCCGGTTGATGCTGCCTCTGCGAGATACTTCTTAGTATTCTCTAGGACAACTGACATGCTGCTGCGACGTGAACCTTCAAGGCCCTCAAGTAGGGCGTCTTTGGTCTCATCCCAACGGCTTTCTAATAGTACATCTGACATTTTATGTCTCCTTTGGTACCTTACTTTAGGCCTGCCAACTGGCGTAGCTGAACAATATTACTATCATCCATTTTTTCTACAGCCGGTTGTGTTTTTGTTTGTTTATCCCCTGTTACCTCACGGCTCTCAGAAATTACTTCCTTGGTAGCCTTTGGTGCAGCACCGTCTAATACTGCGGGTAGATAACGATCGAAAGCATCTTGTAACTTACTTGTTTGTACGCTTTCTAGAAGGTCACGCATAATTGCGCCCTTATCTTTATTGAGCGTGTATAGAAGTTTGTCCATTGTTTCTTTGCGTGTAACGCTTTCTGTAATGGCTTCTACTTCACGCTCTTTACTCTCAATAATCTGCATCTTTTCTGCGTTTGCTGCTTGACTTTCAACTAGCTCTGCATCTTTTTCTTTAAGTGCAGCTTCTAGTTCACGAATTTCTTTGTTTTCGTTGAGATAGCTTCCGCTAAATTCACTTGCAAATGCTTCGAAGATCTTGCGTCCAAAGGTATTTTCTTTGGCAGCTTCGATATCCTCTTTGAGTTGAGATAGTTCTTTTTTTAGATTGTTAGCAACTGACTCCTGAACAACTTTTGCTGACCGCTCAATAAACTTATCTTTGAGGGTTGCAAACTGTTCACGAGCTTCTTTAACAAGACGTACTTTTGTTTCTACAACATCGTTACGATCTTCCTGGAAGTCTCCAATTTCTTTTGCTAGACTTTCAATAACGAACTTTTCAAGGTTTCCAACAGATGCGGCCTGTGCATTGCGGTCTTGAGTTAGTTCTTTAATTTCTTCTGCTAGCTTGGTTACTAGGAACTTGTCAAAAGTGCTTGATGTTTCTTGCATCTTAGCAACAAACTTAGCACGATCTTCTTGGATTGCTTTCTTTTCATAAGCAAACTCTTCAAGTTCTTTTGTGAGATTTTCAGTCACCATACGATCTAAGGCCTCAACCATAACGGATTTGTCATGCGCATATCGACGAGCAAACTCCTCACGGAGTTCTGCCCTAACCAGTTCACGAGTTTCTGTAAGTTTGGAGTTCCAGGCTTCCTGGATTTCTAACTTAGTTTCCTCATTAATTAGGTCACTATCTAAAAGTGGTTTGATAGTATCTAGCATTATAGTCTCCTAGATCTTTAAGTCCCTGATAAGACGAGTTACCTCATCCTTCAAGTATTTTTGCACTTTGTTGTTGCTCCCTGCTTCGCGAGCAATTTCTAATGCATTGTGCCCATTACGCATATTCAATAAGCCTTCATATATGGCTTTGGGATATGCATTCGGAGCACTTGGTTGTGCCACAACATCTACTGTGACAATTTCGAAACCAGATACGTTACCAGAAGATTCGTTGACTTCGCCACTTCCTCTACTGCTAACGCCTAGTTTAACACCACTCTCCATCATGGTCTTTACTAAAGTTCCCATTGGAGTAGGTAATACTTTTAATTTTCCAAAGCCGTTTGGGCCATCCATCCACATTTCAGTAATCATATGGCTGACGCGATCTAAATTAATTTTAAGATCGTCGGGATGATCAACTTCACCAAGCACACTATTGCCTGTTTTTATTTGATCATTGAGCTGTGTAACGGCATTGGAAATCTCAGAAACAGGGTAAACACGCTGGTTGGCGTTCTTTACCCCTCCCTGAATACAAATGCCCTTCATATAGAGGTCCTTGCCTTCATTGGCAGTCTCAGTTACGATCCCAGCTTGATCGAAAGTAAGGTGTTCTCTAAGATAGTTCATATTATTGCCTTATCTTACGCTTTGCTCATCGTTGCGCCTTTTGGGTCGGCTGCGTCTGTTTGTACGGCTGCTTTAGGTGCACTTCCGCCTGACTCTGCTGCTGAACCACTTGAGCTAGCTACTTTGCCGCCCATGTCATTCTTTTTAGCAACTGGGCCTGAGCTTGCATCGCCTTCTTCAGAAGTTGACGGAGCAGCAACTTTTTCAGTGTACTCACGTACAAAAGTTTCTTCCATGTCATCTTCTTCTTCTTCAGCGTCAACTTCCATATCCATGTCCATTTCGTCGTCCATTTCTGGCTCTTCATCGCCGTCCATGTCCATATCCATATCCATTTCTTCTTCGTCTCCGCCCATGATCTTCTCAAATTCTGCTTTGAGTTCGTCAAGTGCATCTTCGAGGTCAACAACGCGATCTTCAATTTCTTCGTCGTCATCGTGGGCTGCTTCAATGGCTAAGCCTTGTTCATCAGCTTCGATGTCGTCGATCATATCGTCTGCTGCATCGCCACC